GTGAGCGCCACCCACGAGTATCTGATCGAGCAGGTTCAGCATACACCACCGTTCTCGATTACGGCCAATCAGACGACAGCAACCATTCCAATCGAATTTAATCATCCGATTAAGGAATTCATCTTTATGATCCAGCGCGATGCCATGCAGAATCGAAATGAGTGGTTCAATTACAGTAATTTAGCGATTGGTGAAAGGACAGCAGATCTCATTGCTCCTTATATCAATTCGAATGCACCAGCGGGTCGTCTTGATTTGCTTTCCACTGCCAAGCTTCAATTGGATGGATATGATCGATTTACAGAACGTGGTCCGCACTATTTTCGTCTTCAACAACCCTATGAACATCATACGAGTACTCCGATTAATTCGTTCATTTATAACTACAGTTTTGCGTTGCGACCTGAGGACATCCAGCCAACAGGTACAATGAACGCCAGCCGCATTGATAGTATTGTATGGCAGCTTCAGATGAATCCGGTACTGACCAATCCGCTGATTCCTGCCTGGCAGCAACGTGGTAGTTGCCGTGCCATTGTCTATGCGCACAACTATAACATTTTTCGTGTAATTAATGGATTTGGTGGATTACTTTTTACGATCTAATACACTTTTAGGAAAAACGCCCAAAAAGGACCACATAAATACAATGTTTATATGGTCCTTTTTTTAAAAAAGCCCTAAGTAATGAGCTCGAGTGTCACACAACTCGAATTCTGGCGAGAGTCTAGTTCCGACGCAAATGATAAAAATGAGGGTGAAGGTGAAGGCGGTCCAGGTGCAGCTTATTTATCATACAATGTTCTGATGGGTCTGTCTGTTCTTGGTGGATTCTTTGCATTAGATCACCTCTATCTTCGCTCCCCCGCGACATTTCTTGCCAAGATCATTGTCAATGTTCTCTGTTTTGGAATATGGTGGATCTACGATTTCACACAGATTATATTTAACAGTCATGCTGTGAAGATGTTTGGTCTTGGTGTTCCAGGGTTGGGACCCAAAGGTATTGGGGCAGGTGTATTTGCCAATCCTGTGGCGGATAAGAAACACATGCAATTCTTTATTTATGCAATTAGTCTTCTTGCTGGAGGCGCATTTGGTCTTGATTCTTTTATCATGGGTGATAATCGAACCGGTGTTATTCGTGCGATCTGTCTGATATCAGTTATATTTGCACCCATTGCGCTAGGCTGGTGGGCATACAAATTATTTAACTTTTTTATGGATACAAAATCTACGATCAGCGAACAAGCGGATTTCTTTGGTGCTCCCATCCATTCCGCTAAGAGTGGATTCTTATCTAAGTTTCCCTTTCTAAGTGGTCTATTTAATCCATTTGAGACAATCAAGACATTTATCAATGACATCATTGGCGATGCCATTCAGCCGATTACGGATACGGCACAAATGGCGATTGGTACAGTGGATAGTACTGTTAAGGCACTCGATAATGTCGTTCAGTTAGGACGTAATACTATTTCAAAGGGAGCTGACATTGCGGGTCAGATTTCGAATACGGTGGAGAAAGTGTCACAGGCCACGCAGATTCTACCTGGCGTTTCCCTTTATTCGAGTATTACACCTGGCTCAGTTCAGAAGGAACTTGGTGGCGATAAGACAGCAAATGCAGCGGCTGCAATGGTCGGCGGCGCTATCATGACGGACTTAAAACCTCTCCACTACATATTATTAGTTACTATTGTAACAATTGTCTTTGGCGGAGTAATTGTTACCTATCATCGATCAAAGAATGTCCCAGTCCACGACGAACGAGATGACACCCCTCCGAGACCAAACTCTCCTAGAAAGTTTGCTCAAACGGACAAACGATAATACAAAATACGACCCAATCGTAATTATTCGCTTTACGGCCTCTTGGTGCAACCCTTGTAAACGAATCGATACACAAGCACTTTTGAATCTGAGCGATCAAATCAAATGGTATGTATGTGACATTGATGAAAACGACTATTCTGGAGGGTATTGTGGTGTCAAGACCATTCCTTGTTTTATGCCGATTGTAAATGGTTCTCCGCAGCCGCTCTTTCAAAGTTCCGATACGATGAAAGTGGCTGAATGGATCAAAGGTGGGTTCAAGGCCTAACGGGACTACTACGTTCAAGGCCTAACTAGCAAACATCATCCTTCCGCGCCCTTCTTTTACCACATACACATTCCATCCTTCCGTAAATAATCGCATCTCGGCCTTTCGCTGAGCCAGTACCGCATTGGAGTTGATATTCGCCAATTCGATATAAAGCGTAGGACGATCTGCGGTTGTAAAATTCACTGTCCCTTCAGGTTGTCGCTCTGCAGGGTAGATCGTTCCATATTTCTCACCCGTGGACCAATTCATGGATCCGATGTGCATTCCATTTGCTTTCTCGTCTTTCGCATGGGCATTGATCTGACTCCAGACAAGAGGTTCATGTAACTCTTCTCGATCACGTCCAGCGATCAATAATTTCAGATCGTAATAAAATTCCCCATAGGGAGTGGTATAGGATTGTACGCCGGCTGCCGCTCTGGAATCAAAATAATCATTGGAGAACAGATCCAGTCGATTCTGATCCAGTGCATTTTGTGATCGAAAGAACCAGACGAGCCGTTCGGTGGGATGACGTCCATCCAGTCGCCGTGTCACGGCGGCAACGCCGCCTTTATCCAACGGAATGAAATCGAGCTCGCCAAATGTAAACAGATTATCGAATTGGCGGCGAAACGGGATTTCAATGACTTTTGAACGCAACTCTTCTTGGATTGCAGGAGAGACATAGTGTTGAATGGTAGAGAGAAGAATACGCGGACCCCCTATCTGAATACGAGAGAGAGGGGTAAAAGTATTCACAGTACCGTCACTAAATGTATATCGCATCGAAGGGATTGACCATGGTGCAGGTTTGTACATTGTAGAATCGCTGCTGACGACAAGATCTTCTAGTTTTCGAAGCGTACCTTTGATACGAAAGTTCTGCCATGGCATAGCGACCAGAGGAAATCCTGCATCACCAGGACATTGAGTACCAGGAAGAGGCAACACGATCCGAAGGGATCCAGGAGTGGCTCGTAATTGGATACCACGATCCGTGATCTGACCTGTAAGAGGATTCGTTGTATCGAGTAATCCAGCTTTCTGTTGTCGTAGAAAGCTACTATTTGAAGATCCTTCTGTCATTTGTTTGGCCAATAGCCCGTCGCCTGACCATTCTTGAATGAGAAACTGGTCTTGATAGAACTGAATCTTCTCAAATAAGAAATAGGCAGCATAATTAACATATCCGTATGATGTGTTGTTTAGAGATGTGATCGGAAACAATCCATTGGCGCGTTCTGGAGAATATGCCTGACCATTGGGTTGAACAGGAAGAGAAGGGAGCCATGTAGGCAGTTCAATTTCTAGGGCACATTCTGTTAAAATATCACCATAGGCATCGATCTCTGCTTCAAAGCTTTTCCCAAATGCGGCATCTGCTAAGGGCACAGCGGTGCGGCGTTCGGCCAAATGAGGAATGGAAGATTCATAACGAGCATCATAGGGAAAAATGCTGTCTTTGGAGTCTTTTACGAAATAGGAGTCTTTTACACCACGCGCAACGAGCTCAAAGAGAGCCCCTTGCCCACTGGAGGCACTGATGGTCGCCATTCTACTGAAAGGCATGGAAGGAACGGTTTATGCTGCGAGCGTACGCAACATCGAGAGAAGGAGACCAGAAAAGAGTGACATGCCAATCGCCATCATGAAATTGAAACGAGAGACGAGAACGATAAAGACAGCGAGACTGGAAAGAACGGAGACTATTAGAATTCCCATCCCTTCCGCCATCAGCGCACGTTCGTCGATTTTGGTCACGCTAATATTTTTCAAAAACAGCGAATTCAGGGATGCCGTAAAGAAGGAAGCCAGGACAATCACAGCAACCATTCCACGCCAATCCAGCTTGTACGAAAAGGCGGCCATATAGACAATGAAAACGTTGATAAACGACACCGCGGTCACTTCGAGTGTTACTTCGTCGGGAGTCAGAAACATGTTCTACTGTCATACAACAAAAATTGATATACCCGACACCGTGAAGGAAAAGACAACATGGCGAATCTTGTGATTGTGGAATCGCCCGCCAAGTGTCAAAAAATCCAAGGGTTTCTGGGAGCCGGGTGGCGAGTCATCGCGAGCATGGGTCATATACGCGCTCTACAACATAATCTCGACGCAGTGGGCATTGAGCGAGACTTTGAGGCAAAATATGAATGGATCAAACAAAAATCAAAAGCAATTAAGCAGTTGAAAGAAGCAGCTAAGGACGCGAAGGAAATCTATTTGGCGGCTGATAAGGATAGAGAGGGAGAAGGTATCGCATATGCGGTATGTCTCCTGTTAAAACTCAATCCGAAAACGGCGAAACGGATTATATTTACAGAAATCACCGAGAAGGCCATCAAGCATGCCGTTCAACATCCACAAACACTGGACATGAATCAGGTTCATGCGCAGCAGGCGCGCGCGATGCTTGATATGATGATTGGATTTACCATTAGCCCTTTATTGTGGAAATATGTGGCGCCTTCGTTATCGGCAGGACGTTGTCAGACACCTGCATTACGTCTTGTGATCGAACGAGAAGATGCGATTCAGGATTTTAAGGCGTCATCGAGCTGGCAACTCCAAGCAACGTTTCGACATCCATCCCTTACCTTTGATGCAACCATGACAGATGAACTGGAAGATGAAGAATCGGCGATGAATTACATGGAGAATATCTATAAGATTACGCAAGGAACCGTTACAAACAGTGAAATCAAACCATGGTCTGAATCAGCACCACAGCCATTCATGACGAGTACGCTACAACAACAGGCCAGTGCGCTGTATGGAATCAATCCAGCGAATACGATGAAAATCGCACAGAAACTCTATGAAGCGGGTCATATTACGTATATGCGAACAGATAAGGCGGTATTATCGGAGGAAGCAGCGATTGCTGCGAAAGAATGGGTGAAAACAGCGTATGGCGAGGCATATGTAGGGAAAACTCTAAAAGCAAAAGCCCAAGCGCAGCTTGCACCTGCTGCGCTTGCTCAAGCGAAGCAGTTAGCACAAGAAGCCCACGAAGCGATTCGTCCCACCCATATCGAAGTAGAAACAATACAAGGAGATGCGAATGAAAAGAAACTGTACCGCCTGATTTGGCAACGAACCATCCAATCCGTCATGTCACCCGCTCGCGGAGAAACCTGTCACGTCACCATTCAATTACAGGGCGATACTGATTTCAATTGGCTTGCGCGATGGAAACGTACAACATTCGAAGGGTGGAAACGCGTAGGGTCCGTTGCGAATCTGGACGAAGATGATTCTCTTCTTGAAGCGACAACAGAGTGGGAAAAAGCTTCCTTGATGAAACTAGGGGATAATGTTAATTGGAGCGCCATAAGGGCAGAACCAAAAGAGTCCAAGTCAAAAGGGAGATATACCGAGGCAACCCTTGTTCGTGACATGGAAACGTATGGTAT